AAATGAGTTTCCCCATATATCTTTTGCATTGTTGCATATTTGCATGAACTGCATGTAGTCGTTGTATGCTGCTATTACTTGGCATCCTGCTGACCACTTATCTATTTGGCTGGACTTTTTACCAGCATACTTAGTTGCTCTGTGAATGTTGATACCAAAAAGGCCTTCTTCTATAGTAGATTCGTCGAAATCATAACATCCGTCTAGATTATTATCTCTATAAACCTTTACTGGTTTTTGCTGGCCTAGGGCTTCATATCGGCCTTGGTGCAATCTAATTTTATGGGATCCTCGATATTGTCCTGGTACTAGGATAGCCACTCCACTTTCCTTCATGACATTTTCTACCCAGTGTTTTCCAGGATCAGTTGTGCAGTCAAACTGGTGGAATTCTCTGCTATTACCTATCATATAGGATAGGGTCATCTTATCGTCAAATTTGTTGGTTACTTCGTCGTTGGTATCTGAATTACGAACTCCAACGATGTTCAGGTTATAACTGTCGCTTTCGAACCATTTATAGCCTTTAGCTAAAACTGCATCTTTAATTTTATCATAAGTTAAATTCATATACATTTCCTTTGTTTAAAGAATCTGTATATAAATATCAACTAGAGAACTAAGTCATTCTCTTCAAGCCAAAAAATGCGTCCTGTCATGTCACTGACTTTTACGTTGGATTCTGTGAATTCTAGTATTTTTACTTTTGATGCCTTCATAAGGAATCCGTCTGGAGTTTGGATGTTTCTTCGGGTTATAGTTCTTTTTACTGTCATATTACTTTTTTCTAGAGTACTTTACACCTTGAGTAATAAGCTTTTCTGCTCTTATTACTGCTTCGTTTTTTGTTTTGAATGGGCCTGCCATTTTTGACTTTGAATGATAAATGAATATTTCGGTTTTGCCACCGATCATTTGGTAGTTGCCATTTGGCATTCTTTGTTTTTTGGGCTGTACTACTTTCTGACGGATATCAAAGTATCCCACCTTGCATATGTAATTACCTAGTCTTTGGCCTTTTGAATTGTTTGACACCATTTCTCCTTTGTTTGTATATAAGTATATATCAGTTCGATCTTACGCTTAAATTTTGAATTCTTTCTAGAAATTGTTCTACAGATATAGACTCACCCTTTTCCGTTTTTATTGTTACAGTCTCTAGCATTTCTGGTGCCTGATCTACCATCTTCATTAGAGCCTTTAGTCCTTGTGCAGCCCAGAACACTTTGAAGGAAGATTCTCCTAGGAGATTTGATTCGAATATGACAGACTCATTTGTGTCGCCTGGCATCATTATATAATATTTCATATTGTTATCCATGAATCTGGTAGAAGATCTTTTGTGTTGTGTCCAGATAATGCACTACCAAACCAATTTTTTGGGGCTATTACTTTTTTATTTTCATTGGGGTTAAGCCAAGCTCCCCACCAACTAAAACTAGAATTTGCAATTATGTTATCGGTACACATTGACATTATGTATAGGTCTATTACATCTGTTTCTTGGATTATGTGAAAATTGGCATCGAAATTATCTCTAAGCCAATTTACATCATCTCCAAATACAAGGAAGTTTTTGCGATGGCCAAAGTGCTCAATTGCAGAATTATAATAGTCCATATTACAAATAGGATGTAGATTCGGATGTCTGGTATAGTCTCCTCTTCGGGAGTGTATAGCCACACTATTTTCTAAGATGTTTCCATATTTAGAATTAATATATTCTACAATTTCTTTTGTAGGAGAGAATAGGTTTCGGATCTCACTTTTAAAATCTTTAAAGTATTTTTCAGACTGCCAATACCCCAATATTGCATCCCCATCTTTAAGCTCCGGAATTTCATCATAGTGAAAATTTGGTTCGTGGTAGATCATATTGGGATTAAAATTATCATCTACAGTTACATTCCTAAATATTGTTTTTTCATACCTATCAGGATATCCAGGGAGAATCTTGCAAACGAGCTCAGTATCTAGCTTTTTAGCACAGGAATAGCCAGCTGCAATTCTAAACATTGAATTTGCCATCCCCAGATTTTTCCAGTGGTTTTGTTTTTCATAATTATAAGATCCATTAAAAATTGTACAAATCATATTACTTAAGACCCTTATAATATTCTAGCCAATGATCAACCATCTCCTCCATCATTGCTTTGAAAGTATATGTCGGGTTCCACCCCAATTCAGTTCTAATCTTAGTTGAATCACCTCTTAAGTATGGTAACTCTTCAGGCCTCATAAATTTAGGATTCTGGGTGATGTAATCTCTATAGTCTAAGCCTAGGTGACTAAACACTAATTCACACATTTCTCTTACTGAATGAGTCTCCATAGTAGAAACTACCCAATCTCCCGGTTTGTCGTGCTGTAGCATCAAGTGCATTGCCCTAACATAATCATATGAATGACCCCAATCTCTATAGGAATCTATATTTCCCAATTCTAACTTGTCTTGTAAGCCCAATTTAATTCTAGTGGCAGCTTTAACTACTTTATTCGTTACAAAGTTACTTCCTCTACGTGGAGATTCATGATTAAATAGTATCCCATTAGTGGTGTGCAAATTATAGGCTCTTCGATAATTCCTTACGATGTTATATCCAAACACTTTAGAGCATCCATATGGGGATACTGGGTTCATCGGCGTTGTCTCTCTTTGGAAATTGTCATCCTCTACCGATAGTCCAAACATTTCCGAAGAGCTTGCCTGGTAAAATTTAGCTTTAGGACAAGATCTCCTAAATGCTTCTAAGATATTAAGGACCCCTATCGAGTTAGTTTGTACTGTAAATTGTGGTATGTCAAAGCTAATTCTTACATGACTTTGTGCTGCAAGATTGTAAATCTCATCTGGTTGTATCTGGTCCAATAATTTTTCAATGCCTCCTTGGTCTAATAGGTCCCCATAGTAAGTGTGGATCTGAGAATGTATTTTTGAAATTCTTCCATCTTGGTTTTCCGGGGTGGAGTTTCTTCTAACTATGCCATGGACTTCATACCCCAACTCTAATAGGTATTCTGCTAGATATGAGCCGTCTTGTCCATTGATTCCTGTAATAAATGCTTTTTTCATTGGTTGTTCTTAAATACTTTCATTTGTGTTAAATCAGGCCAATCATTGACCGTCCATTGTCTTGGAATTGTTTTTATTGCGCCGTCTAATTTATCCAGTCCGCTTTGTGCGGTTTCTGGAGTCATATAATAATGGTATCCCATTGTGTCTATGTCCTGGGCTCTCCAAGGAATGTTTGGGAGTCTTCCATCGTAAGTCATTTTTTTAAGCTCGGAATAGTTTTTTTCACTATCGCATAATATCATTCCTCCCCTCCCTAAGCTCAAATGCTTTTGGAATTGAAAACTTAGGCACATAAGGGTATGTGGAATATAGCTATCTCTTTTCCATAGAACTGCTGCGTCAATTACTCTTGTATGGTTACCCAATGAATAGTAATCTACCCAGTTTTCATCTTTCCAATATAGGTCTAAGCTTAGTTTTTTTGCAAGAAAAGGAATTGATATGTATGTTCTTTTGGGTACATGAATTGAAGTCACGCGATCGTATCTCAAACACAATTCAATACCATGAGTACAGCAATCTACTGCAACTGCGTACGGAGAACCGAAATATTCTGCTATTTTGTTTTCAAATAGCTTAACATTATTAAAATTCATAACTTTTTACTTTCATTATAAGGTTATTTTTTTATCAAACATCTTAACTTCACCGGTTTCTAAATATGTTTTGATGTTGTTTTCATCATCACACCACTTGGTGGCATATTGGCCTTTATACTTTCTAGTAAACATTGGATGGTAATATTCATCACAGCCTTTAAAGAAGTAATGTTGTGCTTGGGTAAGCCTAGTTTTAGTAAAGTCTGTTACTCCTTCTACATTTGAACCGCCATGTAACAAATTAGCAGCCCATATTAAAGCTTGTCCTTTTTTAAGTTTTGCTATATAAGGCTTTTCTTTTTTAACTTTGCATAGCTGAATTAGGAAATCTTCATATACCCTATAATTCACTTCTTCTCCATTTTCTATATCATCAGGATGAGGTAGTTTTAGTTCGTCATATTCATAGGTTTTCCACTTATGGCTACCAGGAATTATTTTTAGGGATCCATTTGTTTCATCTACGTCTTCTAGAGCAACCCAAACGCCACACATCCATAATGAAGGTATTGTGTGGAAATGTATAATGTCACTATGTAATGGTTGGTTAGATCCCTTAATGAAATTTATAGTTGAAAATGGTAAAGGCTCTTTGTTATATAATATACTTAAGGTTTCATTTACTTTCTTATTCATACATAGTTCAGCTGTCGATTTACTAGTTTTCCAAAGTTCAAATAATCTTTTACTTTCCGTATATTGAAAATGGTCTGCATGGAATTTGGTTGCTTCATCTTCTAAAGCTTTGTACATGTCTTTAGTGACGCTTTCTATTTCTTCATCAGATATTTCAGTATCAACAATTATATAGCCATTTTCATGGTAATCTATGCACATCTTTTTTTGATCTTCAGTTAAATTGGAGTCTTTTAATAACTCATAAAAGAATGGGGATTCTACCCATGGCATGCTTAAAGCATTTTTATCTTTACTATAGTTTGGCATTTTTATTTATCTCCCATTAAAATTTTACTACTACTTATAATTCTTTCTTTGTTTCTAGCCTTTATAGGCTTAGCAGGTATCCCTGCATAAATCATCCAAGGTTCTGTATCTCTGGTGACGACCGATCCGGCGCCAACTATACATCCCTCAGCTAAAGTGACACCTGGCAATACCGAGCAGTTAACTCCTAGAGTTGCATAGTCTTCAAAAACGATTGGCTTGTTTATTACTGTTCTATACTCAATTGGAACTACCGGGGATATTAACCCCTGTTCAAAGTCATCGGTTGCGCAGACAATTCGACCTCCAGAACCGATATTAGTAAAGTTTCCCATCTTCAATAGGGATGAGCCTCCTCCTAAAATAGTAACGCTTGGAGCTATGTGGATATAGCTGCCCATTACCAAGGTTGTGGAAATGTAAGTCCATGCATCGATCGCTATGTGGTCCCTCATAGATACTAATTCAGGTCTAGTTATTAAAGCCAAGTCGCTTATTCTAACGTCTTTCCCATGGTTCTTTAACCTTTGTTTCATATTAATCTTCATAATTTATTACCATTGAACCCCAAGCCCATCCAGATCCAACTGCGGATAATATAATCTTATCACCTTTTACGATTTCCCCTTTTTCAAATGCATCATGTAATGCTATCGGTATAGATGCTCCAGCTATATTACCATAAATATGTTGTACCGTTTTTACATTATCCATTGACATGCCAACATCGTTTGCTACTGATTTTAATATGTTTATACTTGGTTGGTGAGGTACTAACATTTTGATATCTTCTACCCCAACTTCTGATTCTTTCATTACAGATTTTATTGATTCGGGTAATACTCGTACCGCCTGTTCCCAAACTTCTCTACCCTTCATTGTAAAGTTACCATCTAAAGGCATCCTAAATCCTGTCATCCCAGAACCATTACCGTTTGAAGATATTTCACTTACGTTCCATCCATTCACGGATGTACCCATAATTACTGCCCCTGCTCCATCTCCAAAAAATACACAATTTCTATCATCGGTAGTCATATGTTTGGAATATGTTTCACTTGCTACAATCAATATTTTTTTATAAATACCACTACTTATCAAAGTAGATGCGAATGACATAGCATATACAAAGCCAGCACATACAGCATTTATATCGAATGATGGGACATCCTTTTTGATATCCAACATTTGGTGTACCGTGCAAGCAGTTGATGGTGAAATTTGGTCAGGACTTGACGTTACTACCATTAACAAATCTAAATCTTCCTTGTCTACATTTGAATTTTTCAATGCTCTGATTGCTGATTGGTATGCCAGATCCGCAGTTGATTCGTCCACCGTAATTCTTCTCTCAACTATACCCAACTTATCTTCTACCCACTTTGGTGAAGTCTCAATATTTTTACACATTTGTTTATTGTCTACAATGTTACTTGGCAAATATGAACTCGTTCCGAGTATGGTTACGTTATTATTTCTCATTTAAAAATGTCTTGTCTAGTTTTTGGCCTTCATAAGGGCCTGTTTTATATTCATATACTAAAGTATTATCTTCTAGGATTTCATAGGTATGTCCGCCATAAAGAGTAAAACTTGCGTCACCTTGCTTTAATATAGGGGTTGCTAGTATAGAATCGTCAATATCATAAAAAATGCACTTGACACTACCCCTGACTACTACCCAAGATTCTTGAGCAATTTGTTGTCTATGTCTTCTATCTTTTGTAATGTGTTTGTGTGGAGGAAATGTTTTACCTTTTTCCATTCTTAGGGTAGCACACTGGAGGAAATTATCCTCAGGTATAACTTCTTTTCGGCCTTGAAATTCATTAATTCTATTTACAATGTGCAATAGTTTGCTAGGGTCTACTTTTGAATATATTTTTTCCATGGTTACAAGCTTTTCCAATATTCACCAATTTTCATTTTTGTATTAACAGAAACGCTTTCTCTATCATTATCTTCATATTTTGATATTGGCATTACTCTAAAATCAAAACTAACCCGGGTATTACCAGTATCATTAATTTTGTTACCGTGTTTTAGATTTGCACCATCCCATTTAACAAATTCCCCGATAAAGGTATTCATCGGGGCATAATCTGCTTTATCTTCTTCACTTTCAACCCAAATGGTATTATTTCCAATTGCATTTGTAATAGGAATAAAAAAGTTAACTTCATGTATAGAGTGTTGGTAGTCCCTATCTCTATGGAATTGCGCTACCCCTACATTACTAGGTAATTGAACTCTAAATGAAGGTATTTTTTGATATATAATAGGCTCATTAAATAGTGGTTGGACTTGTTCTTTTATAAATTTCGTATACACACTATAGAAGTTTGTATCTGTTATATTATTATAAAAATGTTTATGAAATTCAGTATGGGTATCAGTTCTGACGTCAGTAAATAAGTCATAGTCTGATTTCCATTGGGTATGGATCATACTTAAATCTGAGCAATTGAATAAATTTTTTATTATTTCTTCAAAAGGATATTGGGCTAAACTATATTTTATTTTTTTCATAAAGACTCTTAAGTTTTGGTAATGTATTTTTATACTCTTGCATATTTGCTAAATTAATTTGACCTCTTTTGTATAGTATTGGCTGCATTTTAGGGCTGCTTTCTATTTGTTTTTGGGATAATGATTCTAATAATTTTAAGCTACCCAATACAAAAGACGGAAATAACTGGGTCATTCTCCCATATAGATCCACCATGGTATCATTTTCATAAACCATATATGATGATTTACTAATAATTTCTCCATAATCAAAATATGGAGTCATTTTATGAAATGTTAATCCTTGTTCAGGGGCTTTTTGTCGCAAGGTGTGATATAGAATATCCTGGCCGCCCCAATTAGGTAACAATCCTGTATGGACATTAAATGCATTTTCTACATTTTCCATTCTTCTATTGTATTGCAATGATAATTTTATATCATGTTCAACAGTATCACTTACTACAGGAATATCCATAATTCCAGCTATAACTGGATCTTTCGATGGTATGTGGCCAACAAGATTATAATGGTTTTTTAATATTTTGCAAGCTTCTACTGTTAAGTGTGATGAGCCATATATTAATATTTTATTTATTTTCATTACCATTTACCCTTTATACAACTAACAATATACTCTCGCTCTTCTTTTGTTACCCACCAACCAACTGGTATTGATACAATGTTATTAATCGTTTTGTCTAAGTTAGGAAGTGAAGATTTAAATTCGGTCATACAACTATGTTTATCATTTCTT